GTCTCTCTACATCGAAGGTGTATTTCTTCAGTCTAACTTAAAAAATCGCAACGGTCGTGTATATCCTAAAGAGATTATGCAGAAAGAGATTGCGCGTTATACCAAAGAAAGTATTGATACAAAGAGAGCGATGGGCGAACTTGGACATCCAGACGGACCCACCGTTAATCTAGATCGAGTATCTCATATGATTACCTCACTGAGAGAAGATGGAGACAACTGGATTGGTAAAGCCAAAATTCTAGATACTCCCATGGGCAACATTGCTCGTAATCTTATCGAAGAGGGTGCTCAACTAGGAGTAAGTTCTCGTGGTCTGGGTTCACTAAAAGAGAAAAATGGTATCAACGAAGTTCAAGATGATTTCATGCTATCAACCGCTGCCGACATCGTATCAGATCCATCTGCACCAGATGCATTTGTACGAGGGATTATGGAGAACAAAGAGTGGGTCATAGTCAATGGAGTATGGCAAGAACGAGAAATTGACATGGCTAAAGCAATCATTACTAAGGCTTCCTCTCGTGAACTGGACGAAGCGAAGTTACATGTCTTCGGTTCTTTCATGGACAGGCTGTCGAAAATTTAAGATTGTATAAATATTATCAGAAACATAATCTTCAAAAGGAGAAAACCAATGAATGTTGAAAGTAAAATCAGAGAATTTCTAGTTAAGGACAAAGCGTCACCTGTCCTTAGCGAAGAGACTCTCGAACTGGACGAGAAAGCAGGTTTGCCTAACTCTAAAGATGTCGGCGACAAGACTGCCCCATCTCAGGGTGACTCAGCCGCTGCCCCAAGTGAAGACATGAGTGGATCAGATCCCACCGGTGGCTTGACTTCTGTTAATAAGGCAGCCGCAAAAGCTAAGAAAGATGGCACTTTACCTAAAGGTGCTGGAGCAGGCGATGCAATTAACTACGAAGATAAAGTAGATCCTAAGACTGTCGTTGCACAGGCATCATCTGCTGGCGTTAGAGAAGAATCTGAGTCTGAAGAAGAAGTAATCGTAGAAGACGAAGTGGCTGAAGAAGAAGTAATCGTAGAAGCCGATGAGGCTTTGTTCGCAAGTGATGTTGACGCATTATTCGCAGACGAAGAAAATCTAACAGAAGAATTCAAAGTGAAAGCTGCCGGTATCTTTGAAGCAGTCGTAACGGCTCGTATCGCTAACGAAATGGAAGCGATTGAAGCAGAATTACAAGAAGAAGTTCAGCTCCAGCAAGAAACATTTAAATCTGAGTTAGTTGAGAAGGTTGATTCTTTCCTTAACTACGTTGCTGAAAACTGGATGAAAGAGAATGAACTTGCCATTGAGCGAGGTCTCAGGACTGAAATCACTGAAGACTTCATATCTGGAATGAAAACTTTATTCGCTGAACACTACATCGAAGTTCCACAAGACAAGTATGATGTACTGGGCGAAATGCAGGACAAAATTGACTCTTTGGAAACAAAGTTAAATGAGTCCGTTGAAGAGAAGATTGCTCTTACTACTGAGAAGACATCTTTCCAACGCCAAGCAATAGTGACTGAAGCATGTGCAGATTTAACTCTCACTGAATCAGACAAATTTGCAAAGCTAGTAGAAGATATCGACTTTGGCAGTGAAGCCATTTTCGCTGAAAAAATTGCTGTTGTTAAGGAGAACTATTTTCCCAAGCAAGCAGTCGTTTCTGAAGAAAAGCTGGATGATACTGTAGACGGTGAATACCTCGCTGAAAGTAGTAATTCTGGTATGAACAAATACGCTCAGGCAATCTCTAAATCAGTTCTTAAATAACTCAACTGTATAAATAATAAGACTACACCCAAATAGGAGAATCACAAATGTATCTTTCTGAACAACTTCAAGAGAAATGGGCTCCAGTACTGGACCATGATAATCTTGGCAAAATTACTGACCCGTACCGTAAGGCAGTTACTGCTGTCGTATTGGAAAACCAAGAAAAAGCGTTGCGCGAAGAGCGTAACATTACAGAAGCAACCCACGTTAACCAAACTGGTGGAAACGTAGATAACTACGATCCTATCTTGATCTCATTGGTTCGTCGGTCACTTCCTAACTTAATGGCTTATGATGTTGCTGGCGTTCAGCCAATGACTGGTCCTACTGGCTTGATCTTTGCAATGAAATCTGCATACTCAACTCAGGCTGGTACTGAAGCATTATTCAACGAAGCTGACACTGACTTCTCTGGCGCTGGCACTCACGCTGGATCTAATCCCGTAGATGGAACTTACACTACTGGTACTGGTCTTGCGCGTAACACTGCTGAAGGTTGGGGAGACGGAACTACTATGAACGAGATGGCTTTCTCTATTGAGAAGACCACTGTTACTGCTAAGTCTCGTGCATTGAAAGCTGAGTACACTGTTGAATTAGCACAGGATCTTAAAGCTATCCACGGTTTGGATGCTGAAGGCGAACTGTCTAACATTCTTTCTCAAGAAATTCTTGCTGAAATTAACCGTGAAGTAATTCGTACTATCTACACTGTTGCTAAGCCTGGTGCCGCATCTACTGCTACCGCCGGTACTTTCGACTTAGACGTTGATTCAAACGGTCGTTGGAGCGTTGAGCGTTTCAAAGGTCTTCTGTTCAACATTGAACGTGATGCTAACGTAATTGCTCAAGATACTCGTCGCGGTAAAGGTAACTTCATCATCACATCTGCTGATGTTGCGGCTGCTCTTTCTATGGCTGGTGTTCTTGACACTGGTTCTGCTATCAACGGTAACGGTACTCTGAACGTAGATGATACTGGTAACACTTTTGCCGGTATTCTTAACGGTCGTTACAAAGTGTATGTTGATCCCTACTCCTCTAACACTGGTTCTGCTAGTCAGTTCTATGTTGTTGGTTATAAAGGTTCTTCTGCATACGATGCTGGTATATTCTACTGCCCATATGTGCCTTTACAGATGGTTCGAGCAATCGATCCTGATACCTTCCAGCCAAAAATCGGCTTTAAGACTCGCTACGGTATGATTGCTAACCCATTCGTAACCCAAGCCAACGGTACAACTGACGGTGATACTTTCACTGCCGCTCGTAACCAGTACTACCGCAAAGTTAAGGTCGCTAACTTGATGTAAGCGATTCGCTTATAACAATAAGAAACCTGTAGTAAAATTTAAACCCCGGTCTTTATGACTGGGGTTTTTTTTGGTTTATAAATAATAATTAAGTGCAATTAACAATGGGGTTGTAATGTTACTAATAGCAGGCGATAGTTTTGCGGCTGTCGGTGAAACGTATTTTTTGGAAAAAGAGAATGTTGCAGGGGATGATTATGAATTATTATTTACCGCTCCCCATGATAACCATTGGTGTGAACAAATTGCTCGCGAGGAAGGGATTAACTACAATTGTAGTGCTATATCGGGTGGGGATATACAACATACAGTGACAGTTGCTATTCACGAAATGCAAAGAAAGAAGTACACTCATTGTATATTTCATCTTACTTCCTTTGATAGAGTTACAGTCACTAGTACCACGCCGAAAGCTGATGCCCTTTACAAACTAAATATTTTAGAAACACTAAGCGACCCCAGTGAGTACACATTCAAGGCGGATGACTGCTCTGGTGGTGATAACGGGCTGTTCAATTTTCATGATGATAGTACAATTTATTCACCGCATGATTTTATGGATTTTGAAGACGATCATTTTCTACCAAGAACTATAAACAGTTTCAGGATGTCAGATCAAATACTTAGGCTTGGCGCATTGATTGGATTCTGCAATAAAAATCAAGTTAAGCTATGCATAAAAACTATATTTGGCTGCCCAAATATGAATGAGTTGAAGGATCTCTTTGGCGAGTATGATCTCTTTGACATGGTTGGGTGTGAAATACCACCAAACGACATGATTGGACACTATACTATAGAACAACATAATACTATAAGGGAAATGTTTAATGAACAGCTACCAGATTTCTTGCGTATAAATAGCAGTATAGTATAAAGAGTTTGGATTATATGTCGTGTTGGAAAGAAGCAAATGGTGGAAAGTTTGGAAGCATGCCCTTGGCGCTTTCGATGAAGAAGATGGCTATGATCCTTCCACTGAAAATACAATAGCATTGATTCGTACCATGATAGTTGGTATCAATCTACTATGTGGCATTTTAATAATGATAAACATATTAAAAGATTGGTAAAGGAGATAACAAAGTGGCGTTCAACCCAATTACAACAGTAACAGAAGGCACATTTGCGGCTAGTAACCCCAGTGAACTGGACTACTTGCGCCCAAATGGATTTACGTTTCAGGTACACAACATGCCCAACGTATCTTTCTTCTGTCAGGCTGCCAACATTCCTGAAATATCTATGGGTTATCCTACTCAAGTTACTCCTCTAGTAGATATTGCATATCCAGGAGACAAGCTCCAGTTCGGTGAGTTGATGATTAGATTCCTTATTCAGGAAGATATGACTAACTACAATGAACTATATAGCTGGCTTCGTGGACTCGGCTTTCCAGACAAGCACAGCGAGTTCACAGACTACATTAAGAGTCAAACTTATCGCACGGCAGGTGCTAACGCCAGCTCACGGGAAGGCATAGCACAAGTATCTGATGCAACTTTATTTGTGTTAGACTCAAATAATAATCCTAACGTGAAGATCACATTCAAAGATGCATTTCCAATCTCACTATCTGGCTTAGACTTTGACATTGCCAATGGCACTGGCGATTACTTCATCGGAATAGCATCATTCAAGTATAGGATATTTGAAATAGAAAAAGTAGCTTAATTTAGGTCGTATAAATAGTAGTAAGAATTATATTATGAAGGATGTGTGATGATATCATTGAAAGAACTCCAGGACACGTGGGCTGAAGACTGTAAGATTGATGAACTCAATCTAGGTCGAGTCGCCACACAAGTGCCAGTACTGCACTCTAAGTACCTCAACCACCTATCAACAGCAAAACTTCAATTGAGGAAAGCAGAGGCGGCTCTCTACAAACTCAAGCGAATAAAAACACAATACTTTAGAGGTGAACTCTCCAAGTTTGAACTTGAATCTCTAGGCTGGGACCAGTATCTAGGCAACAAACCATTAAAACAGGACATGAATGACTATCTTGACTCCGATGAAGACATCATTCAGCAAACAGATAAAGCTGAATACATACGCACAGTTACAGATTTTCTTGAAAGAGTGTTGCGGTCTGTTGGCAGTAGGGGTTGGGATATCAAGAACAGCATCGAATGGTCCAAGTTCACAAACGGTCTTATGTAAATGATTACGATAACAAAGAAGGACGAAGTACATCTAATAATAGATACTGATCCTTCAACAGCAAAAGAGATTGTGGATTTCTTTACGTTTGATATTCCTGGTGCTAAGTTCATGCCCGCGTATCGTAACCGTATGTGGGATGGCAAAGCAAGACTCTTTAATATGTACACCCGAGAACTGTACATCGGTCTACTGGATTATCTATTAGAATTTGCTGAACAGCTAGAGTACAAAGTAAAGCTAGAGATGGAAGACATTGGTGAAGACAGCACTATAGAAGCTGTTGTTAAGTTTGCAAAACATCTCAACTTGCATAGCCAGAACAAGCCAATTGAGGCAAGAGAGTATCAGCTAGAAGCAGTAAATCATGCAATCACAAAAGGTAGAAGTCTGTTGTTGTCGCCCACTGCTAGTGGCAAATCTCTTATGATTTACATGTTGATTCGCTACCATCAACTTCACGGCAGAAAGCAATTACTTATTGTACCCACAACTTCATTAGTAGAACAGATGTATGGCGACTTCGGTGATTACGCATCTGTCAATACTTGGAATGTAGAAGATAACTGCCATAGAATATATGGTGGCAAAGAGAAGTCAAACGAGAAAGATATTATAATCTCCACGTGGCAGTCAATCTATAAGTTTCCTAGTCTTTGGTTTGCACAGTTTGATGTTATCTATGGTGACGAAGCACACAACTTTAAAGCTAAGTCACTGACTACCCTAATGGACAAATGCACAACAGCACCATATCGAGTGGGTACAACTGGTACATTAGACGGCACAAAGACTCATAGATTAGTACTTGAAGGTGTGTTCGGTAGAGTCAATCAAGTCACATCCACGAAGAAGCTGATGGATGACAAGCAACTGGCTGAATTGAAGATCGTGTGTATGCTTTTAGGATACACTGATGCACAGAGAAAACTAGTATCCAAGATGCCGTACCAGGAAGAGATTGATTGGATCGTCACTAACCCATTAAGGAACAAGGTAATCACTAACCTGACAGCGGCACAGAAGGGTAATACACTAGTTCTGTATCAATATGTAGAAAAACATGGTGCTGTACTATATGAAATGATCTCTAAAGCAGTCAAGAAAGACAGAAAAGTCTTCTATGTACACGGAGGCACTGACACAGAGCATAGGGAAGAGATACGCCGCTTGACAGAGGAAGAAAATGATGCTATAATAGTTGCTTCATATGGTACTTTCTCTACTGGTATTAATATAAGGAACTTACATAATGTCGTATTTGCTTCACCTAGTAAGAGTCGTATCAGAAATCTACAGTCAATTGGTAGAGGTCTTAGAAAAGGTGGACAGAAGACAGTGTGTAACTTGTTCGATCTGGGAGATGACTTATCTTGGAAATCAAAGAAGAACTTTACTCTTAACCATATGATGGAAAGAATTAAAATCTATAACGAAGAATCGTTTAACTACAAAATAGTGAAGATGCAAATCGATGATTGAATATAACGTACCATGTGTAATAACTTTTAATGACTCACTTCAGCTAGTGGCTGTGGTAGAACAGAATCTCGATGAAGATCATTATCTTTTGATTACTCCTCTTAGAGTAGATAGAGATTATTCTGCTACAGAGAATGGCGTGATGGAATCTTTTTCTTTAGTTCCTTGGATTCCATTCTCAGACGAAATTGCATTTCCCGTAGAACAACACCACATTTTAAATATCAGTATTCTTGGTGATGCGTATGTCAATGATTATCATTCTATAGTCAGTAAGATATTTTATCCTGAACGCCCCAGAACTGATGCGGCTGAGAAGAGATCATACAGTGATGATATGCTTGACACAATCTTAGAATACAAGCAAGCTATCGATGACAACAAAGTTAATTAATGTTTTATCTTAAAGGGACACACCCTATTATACAGTGTTCCATAAAAATGTCAATACCTTTTTTAAATAATGGAGAAATAAAGTGAAAAAAGCAGAAGCCAGTACCAATAGGCATTACGTTAACAATAAGGAATTCTTGGCGAAGATATCTGCCCACCGCGAACTTGTTATCGAAGCGAAAGAGAACGATCTTCCAAAGCCAAGGTGTCCCAATTACATCGGGGAATGTTTTGTTAAGATTGCAAATCATCTGGCGTACAAAGCCAACTTTGTTAACTACACTTTTCGTGATGAGATGATACTCGATGGTATTGAAAACTGTATCACTTATATGGGTAACTTTGATCCTGCTAAATCTTCCAACCCGTTCGCATATTTTACCCAAATCACCTACTATGCTTTCATTCGCAGGATTCAGAAAGAGAAGAAGTATCAAAGTACCAAGATGCGATACATCCAGAACATGGAATTCTCTGAAGTGTTCACACAAGACCATGGCGGCGATACCCATGCGACAGAGTTCCTTGATTACATGCGTAAACAAATTGATCAAGCAAATAAGCACGATGCTGAGTTTGCTAATGAGAAGACTAAGGTTCCTAAACGCAGACCTAAGTATCTTGACGATAAAGAAGCGTTGAAACTGGCTAAAGAGAAGATAGAAGCCTTAAAAGATATCTAAATATCACTTGACTTCCCCAGATATCCATGATATCATTGTCTTAATAAATGGAGAACTACTATGTG